GTTGTTGTGCCTGTTTGAAATAAATGTTTAATTGTTGGTACAGACCCTTCGCCAACACTTGCACCTGTATTGCCGTATCGGAAGCATGAAGTGCTTTAACTTTAGGGTCATTAGTCTTTCCTGACTCAGCCAAGTTGCCTGCATCTCTTACTAAGTTGCGTAAATCTTTATAGCCTTTGCCAAGTTGCTCGATTGATAGCCCGCTTTGGTCAGCTGCATATTTCATGTTTAACTCATCTGCGACAAATGACGTTACACGAATTGCAGGTTGACCTGGCTGAAGATATTGAGCGGGCAACCAAGCATTTGGATCACCAGTTTGCAATTCACCTTCATATTCCCAGCTATTAGCAGAACGTTGAACAGGTTGTCCAAGGATTCTAATAAGTGGAGCATTTGAGTTTGCAATTTTAATAACAGCTGGTTCTGACAACCAATCTCTGTCTAACGCAAATTTGAAAGGAATACCACCTTTACCAACTTGATCTGAAGCACCAACAAGCAATTCAGTGAATCTGAATTCAACATCCATGTCAGCCATCAAATACCAAGTATAATCATCAACACCACCAGGAAGGGTGTAAACATTCTTTTGAGCAAGAGTAAAATAAGTGAATTTTTTATTCACAATGTCAGAACCAATTTCTGAACTAAATAATTGTGCTGACTTAACCCCAAAATCAAAGGGTTTGTAGCTGCGGAACATATTTGCGTGAGTGTAACTATCAAAATAATTACCACCCCATGCAGTGCGTTCATGTGTGACTAATGCGGATTTACGATCCATAAATTATTTATAATTTTTAAACTACGATTTCGTAGTCTTTTAACATGTCAAGTAGTTTATTTTCACTTGAAGCTGAGGTTGTGCCAGCAGAACTAAATCCGTTTTTTTCAATCTTACTTTTTAAAGTAGATGTGGCTCTAGCTTCTCCTTGTTTTCTCAAATCATCAAAATTAAACTGCTTTCCATCAAATCGGGTTAATATATCAATAAACTGCACATACGCCTTTGGATCAGCAACAATCTTATTTAAAATCTCGTTTGCTTTAGGAATTGTTTCACGAACCTTATCTTGTTTAGATTTAGCCCATTTTGTTTCTTCGATTTCCTTCTGCAAATTAGAAATAAATATTCTTTGTTGTTCAGCTTTCTGGCTTACGCTTTGCTGTTTATTTGATAATAATGTGTCGGTTTTTTTAATTTTTTCTTTACGAAGTTTTTCTGCTTCTTCAATCAGAAGTTCCTCGTCTTCTAATTCATCTAACTGTGCTCGAATTGCAGAATCTCTTAAACCTTTAGATTTAAGTTCTGTTTCCAGAAACTTTCTAGCATCATCTTGTGTATCAAACTTTATATCGTCTGCTTCAGCAAGATAAGTCTGAAAATACTCTTTTAGTTCTTCCCTAGTTAGGTCTTTACCAGCAGCAGCTACAAACTTTAAAAGTTGTTGACTTTCTGTAGGTAATTCCTGAATTGCCGAAGCTAATAATTTTTGTGGTAACTGAGAAAGCTTATTATCAATATACTCAAATGAACCATCAAATGGTTCATCATCTTCATCAACATAACCTTTTTCTAATAATTGCTCATATACACTTTGAGCTAAAGGATCTGAAGTTGCTTCAACAACTTCTGCTTCTGGTTGGGTTATTTCTTCAACCACTTCTGGAGTCTCGATTTCCTCAAGACTTACTTCAAATTCGTCCATTTGTAGTATTTAATTTTGTACAAAATTAAGGTGTAATTCTAGTGTTTTTACCTGTCTAATTAATAACAGGTCATTTTTCTGACGTTGATTCCTTTTAATCAAAAAGATTATTTTGTTGATTTTGGACGACCTGCTTTTTTGCGTTCTATTGCAAGTTTTTCCTTATCATACTCCTTCTCATATTGAAGTTTCTCTTTTTCCAAACTAATCTTCTGATTATCTAATGTTACCTTTTGTTGTAGCTTTAGAATTTCCAATTGATCTGGAACCCCATCATCATCTTGATCCTGATCTTTTTGACCAATATAGGAAGTAACTAATGCAACATCCAACTTACCTTTATTTCTTAGTTCTTCTAACTGAATAGCAAAAGCTTGTTCATCTTCCCTAGCCTCAATTTGCATCTTCTGCAATTGTTCTTGAGAATCAAACTGAGATTGTTGCATTTCTTGCTGTCTTTCTTGTTGCTTTCTTTCTTCTATCTGAATTCTTTTATGAATTTCTTCAGGAGAAGCTCCCATAACAATATCCTTAATAATTCCTGAAACTATAGTAGCACCTTCTCCTTGATTTTGAGCAAATGCGTGTGAATACTCAAGCATGTACTGAGCATACTTTTCAGCATTACTAGAATTAGCTAAGAACAATCCAATGTCAGAATGTTGTAAAGAATTGGGAGTAACTTTTAGAACTTCTTCAGTATTATTAGGAAGCCAGTAATGAAAAGACAACTCTTGTTGATCGTGTAGCTCAAATTGATTCTTACAATAAGTTTTAAAGTTAATCAACCAATCATTAAGAGCAGCTTTCCAAATCATCGAATGATTATAAAAGTACGGCTCTGTAATAGCATAGCTTTGATTAATAGCCTGCTGGTTATCTGCAACATTAGAGTTAGTCTGAAAATTAGACTGTCTTTGAGGACTAATGCCCATCGCCATTCCAATTTCTCTTTTTAAGAAATCTAGAAGACTCTGTAAGTTTAGTAATTCCACAGCTGTTCCTAACATATAACCTGAACTGCCAGGACTTCTAGTAGAAGGGGGTAAGCCACCTAAAGATGTTTGAGAACCAGAGAAGAAGTCTTTATTAGTCTTGCGCAACATTGCCAAATAAGCAGATACCTTGTCTCTAATAAGATTACCTTCTAAATCTTGTCCAAGAGTATCTGGAATTTGATCCACATCAACAGCTTGAATAGCACCTTGATATTTACTCAATTCTCTATTCTGAATAGATTTAGTATAAAGATATTGAAAGTAAATAGGTAAGGCTCTTTGTATTGGAGAAACAGATCTAGCATTTCTAGCATTTAAAACCATACCTTTTGTACTTAATTCAAAATTAGTATAAGGCTGTTCAATGCTAGTATGTTGATAAGGCACTTCTCGCATTACAGGATATACGTCTGAACCAAGTCTTACTATTTCATACTTTCTAGGAATCCAAAGACTTTCTGCACTAAATTGAGTTTGGGTAAGTTCATCAAACCAACTGTGTCTGATAGACTCCATATCATATCTATTATAGAACTTCTCTTTAGTAGCGTGCTTTGGGATCTCAAAGTCAGAAGATAATGGAAGAACAATAGGGTTGTTATACTCATCTTTATAAGATAAAAAGATAATCTCTTTAAAAGCCTTAAACTCAAAGTGAGTTTCAAAAATAAATTCTTTTCTTCCAGATAAAGAACTATATCCAGTTTGATTTAAACCAACCTGTTTATCAAAATCACTACTGTTGCTTTGAGATTGTAACAACATCTCTTGTCTTGTGTGGTCCCAAACAGGTTTACTATCATTGCTAAAAATATCATGTCTAGCATCTAACTTCCCAACGTGTGAAAAGATACCTAGTTTTGCAACATCAGCTTCTGACAAATTGTAAACATCCATAGCTTCTGTCAAAGTAATGGTCTTTCTATAAGCAATCCAATCTGATTTTTCGATTCGCTTTTCATTTGGATTTTTGTGGAATAAAACTCTTAACGGATTTCTTACTTCTAAGTAAGGCTTACCGTGTTTCCAACCAGAAAAAATAAAACATCTGTCTGCAATAATAATATCTTCAAAACTATCTACTTTTTTATCTAAAATAGATTGATCATGCATTACATATTTTAACGCCTTATTAAAAAAGATTTCAATTTCAGATTGCCAGTTTTTTGATAATAAATCTTCTGGTTCTAGTTGAGTTCTAAGTTCTTGTTGATATTTAGCAATATCTTCTTCTGACATTTGTTGAAGTTGCATCTGTTGTTTATCCAACTCAATAGCAACCTTCTCATCTATCGAAAGCCTAATTGCATCAACCAACTGTTGATTTTTATCTTGAACAGCTTTTGATGTTAGAAGTAAAAGATTAAGTGTATCTTTTCTTCCAATCATCTCACCTTTAAGAATGTTTACACAATTGTGTAATTCTGGATAAGGTTCAATTTCATGATCTGCTACTTCAATCCCATCACCGAGCGGATTACAAAACTGTTTTAACCTCTCTTTAAAAGAGGAAAGATCGTTGTTTACCACTTGATAACACACTTGCATTTCTTCATGATCTTGGTCAAGATGCAGTGAGTAAGGACAAAAGTAATTCATCATCTCTTTAAACCACTCTCCGTCTTTTTCATATTTCTCTTTTTCAGAGAGTTTTCTCTTAATCATATAAAATGTACGATGTATTTATAATCAGCTCTGCCATAGCAAAACTATTCTGTAATGAATGAACAATAACATGTGTAGAATCTACAAGTGTATTGTCAATCTGTTTTGTTTTCACATTGAATGGTTCAAATACAGGTTCTAACTTTAAATTAGCATTACTTAAGATTTTATAAGCAGGTTCTTTTAAAGTCTCATAAAACCATCTTGGAAGAGTATCTTGATTTCTTTGAGCATACTCATATAATGCAACACCTGTTCCTTTTACAGTACCTAACCTTAAAGCTGACTTGCAAGAACCTACCGCATCCTCAATTCTATCATATTCCTCATCTGCATTCTTCTTGGTAATTCCTCCTACATAAATAATAGCAGACACTTGCTCCAAATTAGCAATTCTTTTTAAAATTGCAAGCTTATCAAATTCTACCTGAGCGTTATCTAATTGCGCATTTAGTTGATCCAACCTTTTCTTAATAACCTTTTTATCTACTTTGTTATAGATAGTAAACTCATACGGGGTAGCGGTAATTTTATTACAATGACCTTTTGTTAAAAACACCTTTAGGTCTTTAAGATTTTCACCAATAGATTCTCCATAACCTGGATGTTTAATAAGACAAATATTTAAATCTTGTTGTATTTTATTAGACAAAGCAGCTCTAACAAATGTATCAGAGAAGTCTTTAGCTATCATTACTACAGGAATATTCCTGTTATTAAAGTCGTCCAAATGATGCTTATAATCCTGGGGATTTGTTACATCACCATCTATGATCCAAATAAAAGGATTTTCTGCAGAATAGTTTCCGTTTAACTGATTTGCAAATTGAGGATGTACTAAACCAGATTCAAAGTTTAAACCTTTTGAAATCTCATAATAAGTATAATTAAAATGCTGACCATGTTCTACGGATATAGAAGCTTTTAACCCTGTCTGATTATAAATCTCTTGAATTAGCTTAGCTATCTTTTCTGACTTACTTGCAGTAAACGCAATATTGTATATCTGAGAAACGGTTTCTATAGGAGTGGATATACTTAAAAGATATTCGCCCACTTTCTGTATTTCTGCTTTGCCTTCATCCAGTAGATCATTTACTTCTCTAGTCTTGGTTTCTTCCATCAAACGATTAATAAAGTTCTTTGTTAAAAGAGACGTAAGTGTAGTTCCATCACCACATTCATGTACAGTCTGGTTAGCTGCATTAATCAGTAGTTGAGCACCAGCATCTTGTTCTGGATTACTAAACATAATTTTCTTAGCAACAGAAACACCATCTTTTGTAAAGAATAAATTTCTATTTTCAAATAGAAGAACGTTCTTACCTGTTCCTCCCATTGTAGACGTAATAATATCAGCAGCTTTATTTAGGCCATTTAACAATGACTGTAGATCGTTATTAGAGTGTTCTAATCTTTTCATTAATTTGTCTTATTTTATCAAGGGTTTTTCTATCCTTGAATATGTTAGGATTAAGTGATATGAACCCTAACGGATTCTTTTTTGATTTCTGTTTTTCATTCAGAATATTGTGTTCCAGTTCTTTAAGAGCTAAAGGAAAACCTAATACTGCAGATACCGCATCATAGTTTCCTTTTAAATCATATACAAGTAGTTGTTGTATTAAGAATAAATCCGGAATTGTTTCTATAACTCTCATTTTCTGACCATTATAAGTAGTCTGTCTCAATAACCATTCTGCAGTATCATCTATCATTTCAACTTTATCTACTTGGTTACCAACCATGTATCCATATTCTTGGACTTTTTGTTGATATACAGCAGAACCTTTTTCCTTATTAGGTCTTAAACAAAGTAGATAAAGTTTCTGTTTTCTCATGAAATAACCTCTAATAGAATCTCCTCTGTTAGCCTCATACCAAAAACTTCTAGGTGGATTACCGTAATAAGCAATTATCTTTTCAATAATTTCATACATAGCATCCTTACCATTACTATGTTTTCCAACATAAGCTAAACAAAGATAATTTCCGTTATACCCTTCAGATATATACTTAGGATTTAAGAAAACATAAAACGCGCCTATAGAACCACCTTCATCTATATTCTCTGATACATAAGGATCCATTACAAATAAATACATGTCATCTGGAATTTGACCAGAGATATAATTAGGTTCTTCATATATAATAGGACATCCATCTAATTTAGACATTGACCTATCATAGGGGTGAGTATAGAAAGGTTCTGCCTCTTCATCATATTCAGATCTGACACCATAAGGTTGTTTAGAATCCCAAATAAACTTAGATTTTTTACCAAGAGTAAGATATTGCTTGTTTCTAAGTAACTCTCTTTCTCTTTCTAACAATTCTACAATTGGAAAGTAAGCACCTTTATTAGTCATCCACATATCAGAAGGAACTAAAGGATAGTTCATCTTCTCATTATAGATAGCTGCAGGATCATTCTTAGAAGCAGCGTCTGTTCTTCTTTCTTCGTAATGTTTTAAAGCTCTTTCAAAATCAGTATTACCATTCTCATCTTTAAATCTTGTTTCGGTAAGATAAGCAGGAATAAATAGTCCAATCTTCTTGTCCGAATCTTCCCAAACATTATCAAATTCCAAGAAGTTATACTCACCAGGATTTTCAAATACTTGTCTAGTTTGTTGAATCAAATCGATGTTACCAGATGTACCAATACCTAATTGTACACCCATTTGATCTCCATCAACAGAAACTACAGCAGTGTTAGATAAGAGAGCATCTTTGAAGTTTGGCATAAGGCCAATCTCTTCATATAAACAAAGAGCTGATCTTCCACCCGCACCTGCTTGTGTACCATCCTGTTTCTTATCAGAATAGTTTACGTGATGTATGGAAGTCTTAGTACCTTTGGTAATCCACCCCTGTGGAGTTTCTAATTCATACTCATACCTAAGAGGATTCTTACTATTTCCAGGTTTATCATCACCTACCCAGTTTCTATAAAAAGGATTAGGTTCATAATCTCTGGTTTCTGGTGAACCCCAAACACCTAAGTCTTTATCTGTACCTAAAACATTTAAACCTGTGGTTATCTTGTTCATTAAATCAGCAGATTTACCTGTTATACCTGCACCAAGTATTACTTTAGTAGTTGGAGGGTTAATAGTGTTCTCTTTAGTAAACTCTTTAATTCCATCAAATGTAAGTACATGTGTTGCAATACCTGCCGTAGTATAACTTTTTCCTCCGCCACGACTGTTGTGAGTTACGGTATAATCTTCTAATAAGAATAAATTATCTCCATCTATTTCTATTCCATAAAAAGGTTTAAAGTCTATGAAATCAACAGTTAAACTATTTCTATTAGAACCTGTGCCAAAGCCTGATCTTTCTGCTTTTTTTCTTGGAAGTAATGTGGGAATCTCATCAATGTTGCCTGATATTCTAAGGTTATATTTTAAAGAATTAGTTACTCCACTTCTACCAGGTTTATGAATTTTTGCTCTAAACCCCAAAGACCTAGCAACTTCTTGAAATTGTTTTAATAATTTTAAATCAACTCCCGTAATAGTAAATCTTCCTTTCTCATAGGATCCATCAGAATCAATCATTCCGGCTAATAATTTTAACCTGTTGTCTTTAGAG